ATGCAACAAGTTGAGCAACTCGAAATTCAATTATGGGGGTCACGATGAGTGTATTTTTTACTTTAATGGCATTAACTGGGATTTGCACTTGGATTGCAATTTTTTTAATGATTGGCCTAATATGGATTGAATCAAAATGATTCCAGAAGATAAAAAAGAAAAAGTTAGAAATATTATAAAAAGTGACCCAGATAGTTACCGTTTAGACTTTGGTGATTGGGTAGAGAGTAATTGGCATATATTAGTAGCGTTCTTCAATGAAGCCAATAAAGTCTGGGATTTGGGTATTAGGCATCATTCAGCACGGGATTTGTGCGCTTTTTTGCGGCATCAATCCAAAATTGAAGAAGCCGAGCAACGATCAAGAATCAACCCAAATGGCTTTAAAATTAGCAATAACGCATCACCGTATTTAGCTAGACTATATTTGGCCATCAAACCAGAAAGGGATGGATTATTTGAATTAAAAGAATTAAAGGCAAGTCAATGAAAGGTGAAAATATGAATGATTACATTTGGACAGTTAGCGGTACTGATATTACTCAAAGGTGGCGGCAACATGGCTGGATTCCACCATCAGAATTACCTGAGTACCAAAAGAAATGGAAGTTTTATCAAGAGTTACCATTGCGTAAACTTGATGATAAAGCCAAAGAAGAATATGAAATGGTGCTTAAAAAAGCAAAAGTAGCTAGGATTCGTTAAGCATTTCTAATGCGGCTTTACGGACTGTTTCAACCCTTGCTATCCAGCCTTTACCAAATGTAGGGAAAGTTGGCAGTCCTTCATAAAACCGTATTTTTGCATCACTAAATTTATTAATTAAATCGGCTGGATCAGCTTGTTTAATCAACTCCATTGTTCTTGGGCCAACTACGCCATCTGGTACGCAACCAATGGCAGATTGCAAGGTCTTTACGCAACGCCCAGGGCCAGCATTGATAGCGAAATCTAGGCATAAATAATCAATACCTTTACTTAGCACTTGACCGTACACGGGATTCCAGTATTTTTGCTGATAGAACGGTGCTACTTTTTCTGGGGTCAAAGCCTTCATGTCGGCAGTTGATACTTTGTGGCCTACAAATTCTTCCCATGCTTTCTGGGTAACGCCTAAGTTGGTACAACCTTGTCTGCCATCATCTAAATGATTGCCAGGGTCTTTAGGGTTATCCGTAAAGCCACCTTCTGACTTTAATACCAACTCTAGGCTTTTTTCAAAGTTATTGATCATTTGCTATACCTACTTGTTCTGTCAGCCATTTTTGTAATTCCACCAACATTAGGGTTGTTTGACTGCATTGGTAAGCAAGTTGATTGTAGGCGGCACTTGCATTAGCGATGCTGGCGGTTGTGGAAATGGGGCTTGCGGTACTGCTACTGGGCTGGCGCACCCCATTAGAGTAATACTGGCGCAATAAACTAAGTTTCGCATCATATTCATCTTGAATACCTTTCGTTACTATTTCGTGTTGTTTTTTGACTGCTTCGTTGTGTGCTTCTTGTGCTTTGGCGGCTTGTTCGACTTGTATTTGATAATTAGAAAAACGCAAATGTTCCACATAAAAACCAGCCCCAAACCCACCAAGTAAAAGACCAATATATATGTAAATTTGGACACTAGAACCACCCATAAATTCAGTCGCTAGACTTAATAGATTTTTAAACATTATTGTCCTTCTGGTTCTGCGCCAGCAAGCTGTTTGCCAGCAACACTAGCCGCACCAGAGCCAGACACAATGCCTAATGCGCCAGCCAGTTCGGTAAGGCTAATCTCTTTTCCAGCATATATTAAATATATAGCCGCACCGCCAACAAGTAAAAAGCCAAGCATCCAAGCCATTCTAGCAATACAAAAAGTTTGATTATCTTTTCCAGTCAGAATGTGCGTTAATATTTTGTTCATTTATATTACTCCCAATACAAACTTTAACCATAATGTTACTATTAATGCGGCTACAAAACACCACATTTGCACTCGCCTAATTTCTTTTAAATCATGTTGAAATTCTTGATTTTCTTTTCTTTCAAGATTTTCAATATCTAATTTAATTTTCAATACTGCATCCCATTCTTTTGCGCCATATTTCTTAACAAAATCTATTTTAAGTTTTGCTTCTTCCTCAGAAATTTGCTTTTTGCGCTTCCATTCATCTAAGGCTTTAATTAATGCCTTTTCTTTCTTTAATTCAGTTTCCCTACGCAATCTAATGCGTTCTTGAGCCTTTCTATTAGCCAGGTCAACGCCATCTTGCTGTATTCCTTCAATGCTTTTAGATAGCCCATGCGTAGCCTTTCTGGTCGAATCTAATGATCCGCTTAATGCTTTAATGCCCTGTTCAATACCAAGATGATCTGACACATCACTTGCTCATAAAGTAATGAGTTAAAAATCCAATAAAGGTGCTAAATGCCGACACAACGGCCATGCCAACCCAGAAACCACCTTTTGATTGATTGGCAAGGGCTAATAATGTTTCCATGCCTTCTTCCAGCTTATCAACCTTTACGGTTAAATCGTCAACTTTTTGCCATAACTGGCCGTATTTAACTGGGTCAATTTGAAAATCGGACATAACAAAACCATATCAAAGTTTAGGGAATGTATTGTATTGTCCGATGTATTACAGAATGTATTTTATCACTTCTTCGGGTTTTAAAAACGCATCAGGGTTATATTCAGTAAAATCCCACCAGAGAAATTGATTCTGGGCAAGATAATCACGGGACTTTAGCAAATTAGTATTTTCTGGATGCCCATAGATTAATGGATCAGATACAGACCATAATACAACGCCAGGCTTTTGACAATCCCATGCTAGATGTTGAAAAAAACTATCACAACCAATCCAGATGCGGCACTCAGCAATTAATTCACGCAATCTTGCAACTGGAAGATTCTTTAAGAATTTGGGGGCTATCTGTTCTTCGCCATCAACTCCGACTTGGACAATTTCCTCAGAAATTAATGCTAACAATTCTTTCCAATAAGGGTAATTTTTAGGGTTAATTTTGCCGTTAATTAATGGTTTGGCAAATGGGGCAATTAATATCATAGATACAGCTTTCTATAAGCATTTTCTAAACTGTCTTTCCAATCCCATTGCGCCATCTTTTTATAGATATTCCAGCGGTCTAAATCCTCAAACAATGCTTGTGCTTCTGCTATTGATCTGCCTGGCACGATTTCTGGATAGCAAGTAAATACCATAGGGTTATGTATATCAGGTAGCACATGAGAAAACACGATATGATCACCAGCCCCGCAATTAAGCACAACAACGGTGTAGTCGGCAAGCTGTAGTGTATTTCTAAAAATTTGTTCATCATGGGCGTACATCCCTTCATTTGTTTCAGACCTTATGCCGCCTTGCGCTTTTAAATGCCAAGTTACTGCATGAGGGGCAACCAGTAATTTATATCCTTTTTGATGCAATCCATAAGTAAATAGCGTTTCTTCCCGATGGGCTACACGGGATAAACCTAAGTTATAGTCATGTACGCCAGCACGATATAAGAATGAGCAATGCAAATGCTCTACAAAATCTGATTTATTGATAATTCCCCATTGAATATTGGGTTCTTTATCAATGTCGGCAATTTTTCCTGTAGATTTTGATGTATCAAATATTGCTGGTAAAGTCAAAATTGACCCACCAACTGCGCCTATTGGATCGCCAACTTTAGACACTTCGCTTGCATAGGTATAAAGCTGTTCTAATACATTGGGTTCTGGAATAGCATCATCATCTACACGCCAAACCCATTTGTAGCCCATCTCATTCGCTTTTTGATGGATATGATGCTGACCTTTTTTGTCGGCAAATAACCATTCCCATGCAATTTTCTTGTAATCCAATATTTGAAATATATGCTGGTATATAGGGTTTCCCCGCATATCTTCGGGATTGTCGTTATCGTCAAAAATAACTAACTTATCAGGGGTTTTAGTCTGATTGGCTATAGCCATCAAAACCATTGGCAAAGTCGTTGTATAACGCCCTCTAGTAGCCACAGAACATAAAATTTCTTTCCTTTGTGCCGCTTTGTCCCATTTGGCAATCATTAGATTAAAACGATTGTGTTCATTAATGGGTTGCGGGTAACTTGTAATTTGCCCATGTTCCCCAATATAAGAAATATCAAAGCCTTGAAAATGGCTTTCGTTGATTCCGTGTAACTTATGATGTTCACCCCAAAACCCTTTTGGTTCATTCCAGGGGCAAGTAATTAACAAAACTTTACAATGCTTTTGTAATAACTTTACAATTTCTAGCCCATTGTCCAGATGTTCAATCACTTCAAAAGCAATGATGGTGTCGTATTGTTCTAGTGGATAAGTGTTGATGTCGGCATTAACAAATTTGTTAATACCATCCCATCCTTGTGCTTTGGCGTTTTCAATGATTTTAGGGTCATAATCTAGCCCTGTATATTCAATGTCTTTTGGCAAAAACTGTCGGCCATAACCATTAGAGCAACCAATCTCTAATATCTTTTTGCCTAAAAGATTATTTCTAGCCCAAAAATAACGGGTGGATTCTCTAGGATAAACTTCATCACCCTTTAAGAATACCGCCCGTTCATAGTTGTTCATCAACTCATTTACTTCGTCTTGTTTTGTCATGTTTTTATATTATTTAATGTGGATAAACTGCATCGACTATCATGCCCGCTGTTAATCCTGTTCCGAATACAATGCTTGTGCCGCTAGTTACTGTTACATCAGTACCGTTACGCATTTTAACGCCATTCAAATACACCTCAATTTTGCCAGATGTATAACTTAATGATGTGCTAAATGTTGTTTGACTTGCGGTGGCGGTAAATGTGTCATAAGTTAATGCAATGCCATATCCGCTGTAGCCAGAATAACCGCTATAACCCGATACTCCTGATCCAGAATAACCTGAGTAACCAGAAATTCCAGAATAACCGCTATATCCACTAATTCCTGATCCAGAATAGCCGCTATAGCCGCTAATGCCTGATGCGCCATTAGTACCATTTGTTCCAGAATAACCAGATATTCCGCTAAAGCCAGAATAGCCTGATGTGCCAACTGCGCCTGAGTAACCGCTATATCCAGAATAACCGCTTACGCCAGAACCAGAATATCCGCTATAGCCTGACACTCCAGAACCGCTATAGCCTGATATGCCTGAGTAGCCAGATATACCGCTAAAGCCAGAATAACCGCTTATACCGCTGTAACCTGATTGGGTATACATTACTTGAGTTGCGGTAACAATTACACCTGGCGTTACTGGCACAGTTGGCCCAGTCTGTGCGCTAGTTGTTGTAATAGAAATGCTTGTATTAGAAACTGCCCAAGCTAATTGCAAATAATCACCAGCGAAAACTGTTAAAACATAATTAACTGCGGCAATTAACGCACCAGCACCGCCATGCGCTGTACCTGGCACATTGTAAATAGAATTACTATCTGCAACATCAGAACCATTTTTTCTTAGCCATACATCGACATTATCGCCATTGGAATCTGAATTTGCAAATTGCAATGAATATTCAAGATTGTATGTACCAGCATTTGCAAATTTAATTTGATTACCAGAAACAATGCTTACGCCATTAGCTTCAAATTGATTACCAATGTTTACAACATAAGCTGTTGTTGTATTTGCGGCAGTTTGATTGGTTGTGTCATAAAAAGAACCATAAAAGCCTTGTACGCCACCGCCACCGTTTTGACCACTAAATCCTGAGTAACCAGAAATTCCAGAATAGCCACTTTGACCAACTGCGCCAGAATATCCAGAAATTCCAGAATAACCAGAATAGCCACTTACGCCAGAGCCAGAATATCCGCTATAACCAGAGTAGCCAGAAACACCACTACCGCTATAACCAGAGAATCCGCTAATTCCTGAGTAGCCGCTGTAACCGCTATAACCAGAAACGCCACTACCAGAATAACCAGAAATGCCGCTGTAGCCAGAATATCCAGAAACACCTGATCCGCTAAATCCGCTGATACCAGAATAACCTGAGTACCCGCTATATCCACTTACACCACTACCCGAATATCCGCTAATGCCAGAATATCCAGAGAATCCGCTGATACCAGAGTAACCACTTATTCCAGAATAACCTGATGCACCATTAATTCCGCTATACCCAGAAATACCAGAATAGCCAGAATATCCACTAATGCCGCTACCCGAATATCCAGAATATCCTGATACGCCAGAACCAGAGTAACCACTAATACCAGAATAGCCACTAAATCCAGAAATACCACTATAGCCTGATAATCCATTTTGTCCACTTATTCCTGAGTAGCCGCTATATCCCGATATTCCGCTACCAGAATAACCGCTGATTCCAGAAAATCCAGAATATCCACTTGTACCTGATTGTCCGACTGCGCCAGAATAGCCTGATATACCGCTAAATCCTGAGTAACCAGAAACACCACTACCAGAATAGCCTGAGAATCCACTAAAACCGCTT